ATGCTTTTTTCTGACCGGCGCATTACCGAGAAAAAGGGACTTCCTCGGATTCCTTGCGGAAAAATCATCGTCGGCCACACTATTTCAAATACAATTCCGGTGACTTCGGTCATTTCTCGTGTAAAGCCTTTGCTTCCTAAGTTTGTTCAGCTTCGCCGGATTTGCCGGGTTGATATTGCCTCCGACAAGTTCATCCCTTTTAAAGAATTTATGAGTAATGTCGCGCCCCTCGGTATCGACAGTTCTTTTTGCTCCTCTGATTTTTCTGCGATTTATCGCCATGCTGGCCGTCCTGGAACCTATCAATTTGGCAATGGCGATGTAGTTGTCAGGCTTTATAATAAGCAAGCAGAGCAGAAGACAGATTTTCCCTGGTCTCGCGCCGAGATGCAATTTCGCAATGACATCATTCGTCATACAGGCAACGTGCCGACAGATGCCAGTTGTCTTGATTCAATTCTTCAGCTTGTTTCTCATGGCTTGGATTTTTTCCGTCCTTGTGAAAAGTATTATGAAACTGACAGGGTTTCTAGTGTTGTTTCTTCCTACTGGCTAAAGCTGTTTAGCCAGCTCTCAGACCCTGGCAGGCTTCGGCGGAATGTTTATTATGTTTAGCCTGGCATAAGAGTACCGCAACGGCCTGACAAGAGGAGTAACCTGACAAGCTGAAGCCGTAAAACAAACGGCTATTGAAGTGTTAGGACAGAAAGCCTAACGAATGGAACAGCAATGAATCAATATTACATCATTGAACGCAACATAGCATCACGCAAGAATAAAACAACAAAATAATTATCGGACTGGCGCGTTAAAAGGCAAACACGCCGAGGGGCACCCGATGCAAATACCGCGCACGAAAAGACGCCGGGAAAGAGCGGTGGGACACGCCGGGCGAACTCCGAAAATACGAGCTCGGACTACCCCCTGGCGATCGGAACTAAGGCGTTGCAAAATACCGGAAACACGCCGAAAAAATCTTTGGAAAATCGTACCTGACACTTCGGAATAAGTCTTGATTTCGCCAGCGATGCCCGAAACTCTGAAAACCGTACCGGTCGAGTAGGGCAGAACGCTCGAAAGACCGAACAGGCCACGTTTGGCGATTTCACCCTTGCCGAGGCCGTTGCCGTAATACCGCTGAGCATAAAAGAACTGCTCGGGGAGCGGCCAGGGCCAAATTGGAATATCAATGGGACAGTAGGGAATAAAGATACGTCGAAGCGAGCGGAAATGTGTCTGATACTCGACAAAATTACGAATCTGCTTGTCGATCATTGTATCGGAATGCGTGATCAGTAGAACATGAAAGCCAAGCTTTCTGGAGTTGCTAAGGAACTCTATCCAGTCTGAATTTTTTTGCCACTGGCGAGAATTGAAAATGCTGTGACAGTCATCAAGAATGAGCAAACCGGGGTAGTCGTTGACGCCTGAGCGGATTTCCTGAATGTGTTCGATGGCGTTATAAAGATCATCCGGAACGGATGTCGTAATCCAACAGCCTTTTGAACGAGGAATCCAATCCTTCGGCGGCGAATAGTTGGCAGCGATGACCCAGCCCGGGCGCTTGGTGTGAAATCTCGCAGACCAAGCGGCATACGTTGATTTCCCGGAACCGAGAGAGCCGGAGACGATTTCTATCATATAATATTGTTAGGTTTTAGCTAGCGGTAATCATCCTTCTTTTTTCACTGCATTTACCCTTCTAAACCATCAATAATACTAAATAAAAAAATACATTTGCTGGGCATTCCCCATAGGCTGTAATCCAGTTTTCAGCCCGCAAGCTTTGCCCAACGAAGAGCTATCCCGACCGTTGCCATAAGAATGGCGAAGTTGCCGAGATAGCCAACAACATAATAAATATCTGAAAGCGGCAAAAACCAAGCGATCGTCGAAGCATACTGCGCAAACGAAGCCGTGGGAATTTCTGAAATGTGGAAGAGGGCGGCCGCCCACTCGACAAGCTTGGCAATGATATGAAAGAAAAGGGTGCCATCAAAAAAATGCGTGATGATCCAGGCGAAGAAATCCCAGACATTCGCGATAAAAGTTCCAATGCCGACAATGACGGAAACAACGAAATCAAACGCAGCTTTTAAAAAATTGATAACCGCTTGAATGTATTCCATTTTATGTTTTCACCCAACCGAGAGTCCGCCAAATGATAAAGACGAGGGAGGCATAAAGAAGGACACGGAGAAGGCCCCGCCAGATCGACATGAACGGATCAGCTATTGAAAAGTCAACGTGCATGACGCCGACAAAGCCGAAATCAAGATCAAACTGAGGAGCTACCGGAGAGGCATTGCCAAAAATCTCCCCAATGGTAGGGACAGCAATCTGGGGCTGAACATACGCCGACAATTCGCCAAACTCGGCATGATCTGGCTTAATGTCTGGCTTTGAAAATCCTGGGGTATTAACACCACCGCCATCTTGATTGCCGGAACCATCGCCAGTACCAGACCCAGAGCCGGAACCATCGCCAGAGCCATCACCGGAACCCGACCCCGAGCCGGAACCGGAACCAGAACCAGAGCCCGAACCCGAGCCAGAACCATCAACGCCCGAATCGCCACCGCCGCCAGGATTACCACCACCAGTATCACCACCGCCAGAACTACCAGGCACTAAACTCCCGTCAGAAGCACATGACCAGCCAGGAGGAAGAGTATCGGGACATTGCGCAACAGGAGGAACAGGGGGAGATGGCAGATTAGAAGTATCCTGATTGCATTGATCACCTGTCTTACGAATATAATAACCATCAAGCGGTTCTATCGGCTCGCCATCAACTTTTGTAATTGTAACGCCGCCGCCATCCCAACGAACAGAATAAAGACAACCGTCCATACACTGATAACCAGCCGCCGAACCATTCGCACCCGCAACAATAATAAAAGTTTCACCTTCATCCTTCGGGCAGGGGTTTTGACTACAATCTTCCGGGCAATCTGGAAGGGAATTAATAAAATCAGGAGAGGGAGAATTTACATACACAGAAGAACAGGACGAATTACCACCAGGACCAAAACAAGAAATCGAAACGCCATACTGACACGGCAAAGAACCCTGACCAGAAGCAATACCACTTTCTAAATCCGGAGTAGCATGGTTTTCTCCATTATATATACAAGATGCGCCAACCGTATGAGGATTGCCGGCAAACATACAATTTTCACTATATTGACCACGTTTTACAACACAAACGGAGGACGAAAAAGCCTGCAAGGGAAAAAACAAAAAAAACACCAGCGCGGCAAGCCCGCCCAGGCTGGCCAAACGCAAGAAACGCTTGACGAAATTCCACACAACCATAACAACAAACAAGCCACCGACAACAGTCAGAATAACGGAAAACCGGTGGCGGTTGTATGAATCCGCGCTGGTGGTTGAAATCATGGCTTAACGCAGGAAACGCTTGACGAACTTCCACGCGACCATGACGGCGAGCAGGCCACCGGCGACAGTCAAAATGACGGGCATGGCCGTCGAGACTTCGGACGTAACAGCGGTAGCGAGAGAACCCCAATCTTGAGCAGTGATCATTTCAAACCTCAATCAAACAATGTTGTTAAAAAAGCCCAGAATTTTCCGAGCGACCAGAGCCGGGAGCATGGCCAGGGCCCCGACAAAAAAACCTATTCCAAGAAATTCAGCGGAAAAATCCATATATAAAACCCATCCCTAGAATCATTCCGACCAAAAACCACGAAAAATTAACAACATAATCGTGGAACCATTGCCAATTGGTTGAAACCAGATCAACCATCGGCTGAAGGGCGGCGGCATCCATCAGGAAGCCTTACCAGTGACAAGGCCGGCGTATTCAAAGCCACCTTGCCGGGTAGCACGGATACGGAAAACAATTTCCGCATCAGATTTTTCATGAGCGGCAAGCGATACGAAATCTTGCTGAGTGCAACCGACAGAGAGAAGGCCACTCCGACCAGCCGAGAAATCAAGGTTGTAGTAGGTAGGCGCAGCCGCATCTTTTTGATAAGTGCGCCGTTTTTCAAGAAAACCCTTCACGAAAATGCCAGTATCCATCTTTCTACCTTTTATTTACCAGGTCAGATTTTCGGAAAAGGACGCCTGGAAATCCTTACCGATTGTTTCACAATTGAATAAACGCGCTTTGTGCCCAGTACCTTGGCAACCTTGCGTATATAAGCTTGCGCAATATTCAAGCCTGTTCTGTTCATTTGCTCCACCGTTGTTAGGGTTGAAAAAAATATGAATCAAACAAATTGTTAACGTCAAGTTACAGCCTGACATGGCCCAAGTAAAGGGAACGCTGCTGACGGTAGCTTGCGCAAAAAAGCAAAAGTAGGTGATATACCGATTTTTTCGATTGCTTTGTTTATATACGTCTTAGCAATCTTTAACCCTTTTTCTAAACTCTGATTTGAGTAAACATAATAAACAGTATCCCGACATGAGTAATTTTATTATCAGGATATTTCAGGTAATATTGATTGTTAGGATATTGGACAAAATAAAAACGGCGGGTTCAGCGCC